AAAGACTTTCGTCTGACGCCGAATCACTTACGGGGTCGTTGGCTTCTCGAGGGATTAAAACCTGGATCGAAGCTTTGGCCAACTAGGCGTGTGATCGGAATGAACGTGCAACGTGCAGTATTTAAACTACTCATTCGAGCTGGCCGTGAGGCAGCCGTTGCTACGCGCGTCGATTATTCGTCTACCTGATGATAGTTCGAGGGAGTTGACTTGCTGTGCTACGTTCGTGTGGCTAGTACGATTAACGATCAAACTCGGGCTCTCGCTTGGGGGTTGTTCCCCTACGAAACATCAGTCCTGTGCTTAGGAGCACGCACCATAAAGGTAGTCGGGTCCTATACCGACTATCGGCGTTATTTCCGAAGATTAACGCCTTGCGTGAAAAAAGTTAACGTCGTGGAGACGGATCTTTTCTCTTGCAATACTGCAAATCCCTTTGCAGACGCATTCGGCTTTCGCCAGGCCCTGGTGACTGGTTCACGCTGGAACGTCACAGACCCTTGATGCAGGAACTCTTGTTACTCGAACTCCGCGATGAATTCTTTGATAGCGCGATCTAGCTTATCAAATGACTCTTCATCGCGGCCCGCACGTAAATGAGCCTTTCGCTGCAACTCTGCGATCTTACTATTCGTATCGGCGATATGATACTGACATCGTTCAATTGACGCTTCAACTGCTGCGAGACTTGCTCGTAACGGCTTTTGCGCCTTGTTCAGTGTCTGATCTATCGGGTTTCCCGACAACTCCATATCAAGTTCGGCCTGTCCTGCCGACATGATCTTTAGAGTGAATTCCATGGCTTTCTTGGCCTGCTGGAACCGGAGTAGTTTTACTCTGGTAGTAAGTTTGATTTCGGTCAATGTATTGATGGACTCTTGCTCACGAGGTGTGTAGTAAGTGTCGGATTCGGTAATTGATTGGTTCATCGCTGAGTGTTGTCAAGTTTAACGGCGTTTACAACTCTGGGCCACAACGCTTTTATCGACGACGCGAAGGCGCTGGTGGCGCTGTCTTCTCCATCGACGGCGAATCCTCTCCGACGCCGACCGGTGTGAGGAGATTGATACCACCGATGAAGTCGACAAGCTCCATGTCGTACTCGATTACGACGTCATGAATGTTCGTGTTCTGAAGTGCCGCAGTACTGTTCGTACCGCCGACGATGAAACTGAACGGAACGACACCCTCGAGATCAAGCGGCGAGGCGACGTTCACAGCAGTGTGAATAGCGCCGTAGCCGCCGTCTGAGTTGATTTCGAACTCGTTCTGTTTGGCACCCGAACCACCGGCGATGAACGCCGTGACGTCGAGATCCTTCGATTCGTAGGAAGCCGCATTGATCCGCGAACTTTCTGGAAGCGGTACGATATCCGCTGTCGTCGCGGCCACTGTGGTGGCCGTCGCGAACGTTTGAAGCAGCCCTTGCTGCGCGGGACCAGGTCCGCGTGCAACGGCAAGCTGGACGATGCAATCGTTCGCAGTCGACGGATGAAGCGACACAAGGCAGACGCGCGCTCGATGAATAATCAATCGCGAATAATGCTTCATGATGTCGCTCATATACGTCTGACCGAGATTGAGGTCACTCGGTGCGGCCGGCATCCAGCATCGCGCTGGAGACCCGCCGACCGCGCCACCGGCAAGGACAGCTGATGCACCCACCGCCGCAGGGCGGAAGTACACGGCATTTGCCACACCGTTCGTGCCGTTACCGACAAAGACGGTGCCAGTGACCCAGCCGATAGTCTGCCGCATGCGTGTGGGCAGACCGATTGACGGGAGACGAAAGCGTTGCGCAGCGGCCATAGTTTTACGGCCGCTACTCGCAGATTGACCGCTGCTAGTCGGTTTGCGCTGTGCGACTTGTTGTTGTTTCTTGTTCTTATTGTTCGGCATCTTGGTTGGAAAGGCGGATTAGACCCGCAACCATACGGAGACTATTCATCATGGTGAACGCTCGACCGAGCGCTGATCCGTGTAGTCGTTCGACTCTCCCTAATCATCAACCCCGAGACTTGCTCGACTGACAGATCAGTTGGTACGTAAGTGTTTACGCCACGCGTCCGCGTGACGAACACGAACACAGGCAACGTTTTGGATCATCTACACACCACAACCCGCTTGATGGATTACACGCCACCCACGTGTAGTTTATCCACTCTTCGGAGTGTCGCCAGTTCACTGGCGAACGACAGGTCCGTTGTCCAGAAAGGACAACGACATCCGCTCGAGTTGACGCAAGTCCCACTCGAGTCGGAGCGTATCTGCATTAAAGTCATCGGACAAATGCCAGAGCGCCAGCTCTTCGCCAGCGCGCCACTTCCTTCCAACAACTCCCGTGCAAACGACGCCGACTTCCAACCAATTACGCTCGTCTTGCGTGATTGGACATTTCGGCGCCTTGACACGACCGTTTCGCAGCGTTTCGGTCGCACGCTGCTCAACTTCTGTCGCTCGCCAGGGCGAAATGATCTTCTCGGACTCGTAGTCGGTGAGAACACGAGTCTGGTAAGGTCGGATATCAGGAACAATACGCGCTCCGAATTGCTTCATTACGCGTGCTGCTTCAAGATACTGACGTTGAGTTACTTCATACCTCCACCCTACTGGACACACAACACCCATCCCACCAAGTGATCGATGGACGAAGAGGTTGCGGCCGCCACACTCGATAGTGATATCGAGCCTGTGCAGCGACAGGAAGTTGCCCAGAATTTCCTTCTGCCGGCCAGGCAGACATCCATCCAGAAGCCGATCAATCGTCG